TCAAGCCGGCAGCGATGCCAAGGCCTGCTGCAACGATCTGTAGTGGTCGCCCGGGGCCGCCTGCACGTCGATGCCCAGGTTCTTGGCGTTCTGCGACCAACGCTGCGCCCACGCCAAGACCTCGTCGCGATCGAAACGGATGAGCTTCTGGACCCGACGATAGGGAATGCCCAACGCGTCGCGTGTCTGCTTTTGCGTGAAGATGTACAGGGGCAGCCCGGTGATGTACGAAATTTCGCGTGGGCCCATGTAACTCGAGCCATTTGGGAGGACGACGTCGGCGGCGCTCTCCCAGGTCGATGCCCGCAACGCCTCGGACTCGAAATCGAGGATTTCGTCGATGGGGTACACGACCCGCTTGGACATTTTCATGAATCGGGGGCCGCGCCCCTCGCTACGCCAGCGTTGCAGGGTCTTGGGGCTGATGTTCCAGCGCGAGGCCAGCTCGTTTTCGTTCATCATCATCTTCTGCATGGTTGACTCCGGTTCTGGTTGAAGGCAACGCATTCAGGCGTGACGTCGGCCACGAAGCCAAGTCCTCGGCAGGGCCTCCGTGCAGTTTCAGCGCAATGAGAACATCAACGGGTTTTACATATGTCCCTGTTCATTCCGCCGATACCCACCGCCATGGGGACGTCTCGGCATCATTGAAGATAACGGGTTCACGGTTGCTGTAGAATCCACCACCAAGTTTTGCAAGGGAACGGACGCTTCGGCGTCCGTTTTCGTTTCTGGCGCTGTGCCAGATTTGTGCCACAGCGTGCCAACGTTGTCAGCGTAGGCGGCAACGTGATCCCGGCCCAGGTGCGCGTACCGGAGCACCATCTGGTAGCTGGCCCAGCCGCCGAGCTGCTGGAGCACCGGCAGGGGCGTACCGGCCTGAACGTGCCAGCTTGCCCAGGTATGCCGCAGGTCATGGAACCGCAAGCCATGCAGGCCGGCCCGCGCACAGGCCTTTTGCCATGCATGGTTGTAAATCCGCCCCACCGGGGCGCCCTTGTAGTTGAAGACGTAGCGCTTCTTCTCCTTTGCCTGCTCCGCCAGCACTGCCAGTGCGTCTTCATTGAGCGGCACAGAGATCACCTTCCCCGCCTTTGCCTGGTCGGCATGAATCCATGCCACTGCGCGGTCCATGTCGACTTGCGACCACTCCAGCAGCCGAACGTTGGATTCCCGCAACCCGGTCGCCAGCGCGAAACGCGCCATCTGCCGCAGGTGCGGTGGCAGCTCGGCGAGCAGGCGTTGCGCCTGCGGGCGCGTCAGCCAGGTAAGCCGAGCATTGCTCTCCGGCAGCTTGCGGATGGGAGGGACCGCATCGATCCAGCCCTCCGCGTGACAGTGATGCAGTACGACCGACAGCGCGGCCATGTGGCGATTCACCGTGGCGCCAGTCACGCCGTCCTGCAACTTCGCCTCGATGATGGCTTGGATGCGGTCGCGGCCGATGTCCCTGACACATTCCCCTTTCAATTGAGCGGTGAGCCAGCGCAAGCGCTGCTTGGTGGTCTCCAGCGACCGCAGGTGCTGGTTCTGTTTAAGCCAGTGCACAACTGCGGCCTCCCAAGTTACCGACGGCCGCTCGCCTAGCTTCTTTTGCCGCCAGTAATCGTTCGCAACCTTGGCGGCAAGCTCTTCCGCCGCCCGGCGGTCCGTGGTGCCAGTAGATTGTCTAATTCGCGTGCCGTCGATGCTGAGGTCGAACCACCAAGGACCGGCTTTTTGTCGTTTGTAGAACCGCATTTCTCTGTCTTTTCGTATCGCTGGCGAAGCCAATCTATCACATCAACATCCACCAAAACCCAGGCCCGGCCTACCTTCGCGGCCGGCAGACCCTGGTGCCGGATGCACTCAGAAACCGTCTCTGGCGTGGTGAATAGCCACGCTGCGGCCTCTTCCAAATTCATCGTCCTCACGGTCGCCCCCATCGATCGACAACTCGACACGGGGGGAGCACAGGCAGCGCAACCTGTGGATCCGTGGATGCATGCGACCACGGGCATAAGTCTTTGATCGAAAAGGATTTTTGTTCCACGGGTTTCCACAGGTTGGCTCTTTCCGACCCGTGGAATCCGTGGATGAAAAAATAGGCAGGTGTCGGAACCCGTGGAAAAACGCCCTCAACCCGTGGATGGCCTTGCGCGTGCTCTACCTGCCTTTCTCCCTGCTCTTTCTCCTTCTCTTTCAATGATTTAGAGAGAGAGAAAGAGAGAGGCGCAGGCCGGACGGTCAAAACGCGACCCGTGGAAAAACCACGGCAACCCGTGGAAAAGCGGGACCGACTTGTGGACGGGTTCGCTTGGGGAATCAATGACTTAGCGCGACGGAAGCCCGGTTTCCACGGGTTTTTTGCGCTGCCTGCCTTCCCCCAACGGCAAAGGTTGTGCGCCTCTCTCTCTTCTTGGGCCGCGCCGAAGGCGCCCGGCCGGCGCTTTCGTGAAGAGAGTGCAGGGGAAACGATCAGCGCGTCGACGCGGGGTTTCTGCGCCAGAGGTGTGTCAAGCGTGCGCAAGGGCGTCCTCCTTGATGGCGACCGACAGGCCGTAGCCGGCCAGGCGTGACAGTGAGATCGGCGTCAGGTGCGCGACGCGGCGGGTGAAGATGGTGCGCTCGACTTCCTTCTCGCCCGCCACGACGCCCGCGTTGTAGAGCTGCTTCTTGAAGACGCGATCGGACTTCACCGGCAGGCTGTTCCACTTCTCGCGCAGCGCGTTGCTGTGCGCGATGTGGTCCATGATGTGGCTGGTCCGCAGCAGGATGCAGTGCTCGCCCTCGACGGTGTCGAACGCGTGCGGGAACGAGTACTTGCCCGCGTCGACCTCCGACAGCGCGGTTTCCATGATCCAGACCCACGGCTCGCGGTCGGCGCTGGTCTCCGCGATGTGCGTGTTCATCTCGGTCAGCAGGTCGTTGATGAAGTTGCCGGCGCTGTGGTCGACGCCGGCGAACTCGGCCAGGTAGCGCCAGGCCGTCATGACCGCCGCGTAGTTGGTCAGCATGCGCTTGGCGCCTTCGTCCTGGCCCGAGGCGCGCGCCATGCGCGTGCAGTAGGCGTGGATCTTCCGGTACTCGGCCAGGACCACGGCCTTGTCGAGGCCCGCCAGGAATTGCAGCCACTGCTTGACGGGGAAGCGCGGCAGGTCATCGGGCATCATCGGCCCCTTCTTGCCTGTGAGCGTCGTGCGCACCAGCTTGCCGAGCAGGCTGCGCACGGGCACGTCCTCACCGGCCAGCATCACCGGCGCGCTGATGAGGTATTCCGTCATGTCCGTGCCGCGCTTGGTGACCGTGTACTGGTAGTTCTCCTGCAGCAGGCCCACGGCCTTGTCGATGATCTCCTGCCGGCGCGCAGACAGCTCTTCCCATCCGACCGGGTGGCTGGTGTGCGACACGCTGGTCAGCAGCCGGAACTCGGTCTGCAGGCTCTGGCCGGAGAACATCGTGAAGGCCAGGGCGCGCTCGAGGCGCTTGATGAGCGTCGACTTGCCAGCGCCCTTGTCGGCCTGCACGGTCATATGCGGCCAGAAGCCCAACAGCGCCTTCAGGTGGCCACCAAGCGCCCATACCAGCGGGATGGTGGCCGCGTTCTGCTTGAACGTCGCCTGAAACGCCTCCAGCACCGTGCGCGCGTCCTGTTTCGGCCCGCTCGGGAAGGTGAGGTTGTGGTACGGGCACTGCTTCTCCGGCTCGGTGAAATAGCAGTCCGGCCCCTCGTTGACGATGAGGCGGCCGTCGCGCCAGGCCAGGCCAACAAAGTTGGCCGCTTCACGCGCGCCGAGATCCGCCGTGCGCTCCAGGATGTTGACCATGCGCTTGAACGGCGCCGGCGCCCAGATCGGGCCGAACTTGCCCCACAGGTCGGTGTTGTGGAGCTGCTCGTCCATCATCACGCGGCGGATGAGCTTCGCGCCGTGGCGCGGCGCCTGCACGGACACCGCGAAATACACGGTCGGGGATTGGTCCGGGTCACCGGTCATGGTCGAGGTGGCGCTGGCCACCGACACGCGGCTGATGGAGGCGATACGGAAGCCGCAGAGGTCGGTGTACACCGGTGTCTCCACGTCGCTGTCGCCCTGGCGGTCCATCTTGGTGATGTAGCTGGTGAAGTCCGGCTTCACGCGGAAGCGCCAGTACTGGGCGTAGTCGTGCGCGGGCAGGTAGACGCGGGGCCGGCCCTTGCGGGTGTCATCGCCCGCCATGCCGGCGATGATCCACGGCTCGAACTTCTCCAGCGCCCGCGCGAGCTGCTCGGGGCCGCGCGCCTGCAGGTAGTCGTTCACATCGTTGATCGACGCGGCCGCTTTCTTGTCGTCGGTGAGCCCCGCCACCCACTCGCTCTGGTCGACCAGCATCGCGCTGATGTTCAACGCGGTCAGGCGCTCGTAGAGTGCCCAGGCGGCCTCCGGGCCCGGGCGTTGGCCGGCGCGCGGGTGGCCGTGCTCGAACGGGTCGTCATTGTCCATGCAGATGACGCACTGCTTGCCCTGCAGAAACGAGAAGTCGATGCCGTCGACGTTGGACAGGCCGCGCAGGGCGAACGCCGCCGCGCCGGGAATGTTGCAGGTGTCGATCGACAGTGCGTTGATGGCGGATTCCACCAGGAACACGCGGCGCGCCCGCGCCAGGCGCGCGGGGTCGGACGTCCAGCCGTAGCCGGTTTTCTCGCCCTGGCTCTGCGTTTTCACGTTGCCGTTCTGCGCCGGATCCAGATAGCGCATGTCGACGGCCACCACGTGGCCCGGGTTCAGCGACCTGACGATGAACGCTGCAGCGGGCCCGCCGTATCCGACTTCCCCCGGGGCGCGCTTCGGGCTGACCCAGGTGTTGAAGCCCAACGTACGCGCTCGGAAGGCGGCGTCGATGGCGGCGTCGGAGATGCCGCGGCCTTTCAGGTAGTCGCGCACCTGGTCGCGGTCCGCGTAGCAGCGATCGGCAATCAGCTCGACGAGGGTCTTGTCGCGGCTCTCCTGGCGGCCGACTGGCTTGTCAAACGGGATGGCGTAGGTTTCGTGCAGCCACTTCACCGCTTCGGATACGGTGCCGCCTCGCGCCAGGATGACCAGGTCGATGCAGGATCCGCCCTCGCCGGTGCTGTGGTCCTTCCAGCCCGTGCCGTGCGTCGGGTGGTTGACGAAGATCGACAGAGACGGGTTCTTGTCAGCGTGCAACGGCGAGTGATACAGCGCCTTGTCGCCGCCGGCGCCGCGCTTGATGCCCAGGCGCTCGGCCAGGTCGTGGAGATCGATGCGCTGCTTCAGTTCGTCAATGGTTGCCATGCTTGTACAGCCTCAAAGGATCTCCGGCACGGTTGGCTGAGCGGCGGCGCCGGCCACCCACTCACAGCCGTTCCAGTGCGCGAAGCGGCCGAGCTGCCGCACGTAGTAGTCGCTGCCCTGGATGTTCCAGACAGGAACCGGCACGCCGCGCAGCCAGCGCAGGACGATCTCGCGGCCGATGTGCTCAACGAGCGCGCCGGCGTCGTGGTCCCCATGCTTGACGGGCTGGTGCTGCGCAAGGTGCCAAAGAGCGGCCAGGTACTCGTCGCTGACGTTAGGCAGACGGTCGGTGTCGATCTCAAAAACAAAGGCTTTCTTCATGGTGGTAGCTCGATGAAGGTCAGTCGTCCCGTTCGCCGGCGGCGCGGCGCTTCAGGTCCACGGTGGGAGGGCAAGCGCGGCGGCGCAGGCGGGGTGCCAGCGCCGCAGCTGCGGCGACGACAGCCGCACGCAGCATTGGCGGCATGGCGTCGTACGGGGTGGTCAGGTGAAGGAAGCGGTGGGTCCAGCGCACGTCCGCTTCTGTGATGGCGGGCCTAGCCATGGCTGCGCCTCCGCGAGGCAAAGCCTTGCCACACGCCGTGGCCGTAGCACACGGTGAAGAAGATGGACGCGGTGAACATGCCGGCCTCACCGGTGACGTGGGTGAGGTACAGCCACGCGGGCTGGCCGAGCAGGCCCACCAGCGCGCCCCACCGCTGCGTGCGCGGGCTGTAGTTGAGCAGCGCGACGGACGCCAGCGCCGTCAGCAGCATCCACAGATTGACGAGCGCGAGCATCATGCGCCCCCCACGCAGTAGCGATACGCCAGGACGCCGGTCACGCAGAGGCCGCCCGCGATGCACAGCGCTGCGATCCACAGCAGCGCACCGACGAGGCGGTCGCCCGCCGCCGTGTCGGCGCCGCCAGCGGAAGTGGAATCGTTCCTGATGCGCCAGGCGAACCACAGCCCGACCGTCACGGCCTGGATGGCGAAGGTGGCAAACATGGCCACAAGCTGGAGAGCGGTCATGCGGTCCTCCCAATCAGGCGGGCGGATCCGCTGGACGCGGGCATGCCCACTGCCTCGAGGGTGCCCATCACAAACATGAGCGCGTCGGTGCTGGAGGCAGCGATGGTGTGGAACGACAGGCGCCGGCCGCCGGCGGCAATGCGTACGAGGAAGGCTTTCATGGCACCCCCTCAGGCCACGCCGGGCAACGTCTGCTGGCTGACGATTGGCGCCAGCTTGGTCAACGGCTGCGTGCTCATGCCGAGCAACCGCGAGACATGCAGCAGGTTGGCGTGCAACTCCTGCGCAATCGGCAACGACGTAGCTGCGCCCAACTCGCGCACCAGCGCACCGCGATAACGCAGTGCGGCCAGATGCTGCGGCACCGTGAGCGCTGCCACCTTTCGCGGCACCTGCCGCCCCTCCAGCACGTCGAGCACCCAACGGCGGAAGGCCTTGGCGCGCTCCGTGCGGGCCAGCATGCCGAGGAGGTAGCAGCCGCGCGGGCTGAAGATGCGCACCGGCTGGCGGCCGCCGGCGGTGTCGAGCTCCACCACCTGTGTCATCTCGTCGGTGAACTCGTCGGCGTTGCGATCGAACAGATTCTTGATGTTCTGCGCCGGGTTTTCGTAACCCAAGGCATATCCGATTTGGATACCCCTTAGCCACGGCACGTTGCGCACGTCGACAACATCAAACTCGACGTGCTCGAACACCAGAACAGCGGTTTCGGGAAGGCTCTGCATGACAACTCTCCTGAAAGAAGGCCGCGCATTGCGGCGTTTTTTTGGGCAAAAGAAGCCCCCCGCGCCTTAAAAGGCGCGAAAGCAGACGCGAGGGGCAGGGGGAAGGGCTAGGCCGTCAGCCGGTCAGCAGGTCCAGCTGACGCGGATTGGACGGAAGCAGGCGCGTGCGGCCGACGGGCAAATAGGCCTTGGGGTTCGGCCGCATGCTCGGCGCGATCGTCCGCACTGCAGAAAGGATGACCACGCAGGTGTAGGCGCATTCCACGTCGGGGCATTGCACGTACAGCTCGCGGGAGAGCAGGGTGACCTCGCGGCTGGTGCGGATGTGCATACGCGAGCCGCAGTGCGGGCATTTGATTTTCATTCCAGGGTTCTCCCGCATTCGCCCAGGCCTTGCCGGGCGCATTCACACGACATGCCGACTTCGCCGAGGGTGGCGACGGCGTCCAGATACTTGCAGGTGACCAGGATGTAGCCCACCGAGCGGACAAGGATGTCGATCTTGTCGATGGTGACCCCTTGGTCGCCGTTGAGGAAACGGCTCATGGCCGAGTTGTCCCAGCCGATGGCCTGTGCGACCTCCTGGCGTTTCGGCCCCGAGAGAGCCCGGCGGAGGGCGTGTTCGATCAACTGAGGCGGACGCATCTCGCTCAATCCTCCGCAATCGAAGTTGTGTGACGTTGTGCAGCACTGTGACTACGCTGCGGCTCATATGCCATGGCTCGCACGATGAGCACGCGAGCCATGTTCGAGTCAGTGCGGCCTTCGTCCTGCGCGCGGGCCTTCAGGGCTGCCAGCTCTGCGGGTTTCAGGCTCACCAGCACACGGGAGCGGGCGCCATTCGGGCAGCGCTCACGTGGGGCGTTGGCTGTGGTCATGGTGATATGCTTTGTGAGTCAACTGGATACACAGGCATTATCTGCACAATTGTGCAGGTTTGCAAGGAAAAACTGCATGAATGTGCATTATGGCGGCCGCCTCGCGGAGGAGCGTGTTCGTCTTGGGCTCTCTCAGAACGAGATGGCACAGAAAGGGGGGGTGTCCGCTCGGACATACGCCTACTACGAGTCGGGCGAACGCGAGCCGAGCGTCGGCAGCCTGAACGCATGGCATTCCATCGGTGCTGACGTTCTGTACATCGTGAACGGACAGCATTCCGCTAACGGCCTTTCCCCCGATGAACAAGCGCTTCTCGCCGCGTATCGTGCACTCGATGCACGAGGGAAAGTCGCCGCCATCGGGGCGGTCATGGGGTTGTCTCAACCGACCCAGAACGCCTCAGTGCACATCGGAGGCAAGGTCGGGAGTTTCATCGGTGGCGACCACACCGGCCCCGTCACGGTCGACATGAGCAAGGGCCGTAAGAAGCGGTCCTGATGGAGAGCCGCAGCCGCTGGGGAGCCGGCATGCGGCCTTTTCTATCAACCCGCGGGTGGGGCTCGATAGAGGGAGTGAGAATGAAGTGGATCGCGCGGGCGCTTAGCGCGCTGGTGGCGCGTGCACGCGCAGAATTTGAACGGTTGATCGAAGTTCCAGGAGATGTGCGCCAAGCTGCCGCGCGTGAGAAGCGTCAGAAGCAGGCAAACGGCGCGAAGCATCAAAAGCCGCCCAAAACGCGCCTTCCAAAACAACTCGACAACTCGTTGATCAAGGAGCGCCTCTGTGCCGAACGTGAGGCCCGGCAGTCAGGTCATTCAAATGCCGGTCCGCGCCCCGACGGCTTTGTCAGCAACTTCGACGCATCTAAACCGCTACCCAATCGCACCGATTGGCACACCTCTACGTACCACTCCCACGGTACCGTGGCAGTGAGTTCATTCCCGCCCAGCCAATCGGAGTCGATTGCGCTACCGGATACCGTCCAGTTTCGATATCGAACTCCGGAAGGCGAAGAGGCCACGCGGACGGTAGTGGTCTACAAAACCTACTACGTCGGCGTGCACGCTTTTCTCGAGGGCCGAGACAACGCGCGGAGGGAGACCAGGACTTTCCGCCTGGACCGGATTCTCGCTGGGATCACCCGCACGGAAACAGGGGAGATCAAGTCCGCTTACGACTGGTTTCATGCCACCAGCCCCGAGTACCGGTCTCTCGGGCCAGCAGGCTTGACGTCAGAGAAGAAGGCGGGCAAGCCAAGTAACTGGCAACCCGCAGTGTTTTTTGCCGGCTTTCACCCTGCCCGAAGGCAGCAGTTGGAAGATCGGGCGATCGCTGCAGGGTGGGATGTTCGGTGGAGGCTCAGCCGCAGCGTCGACTATGTCGTAAGAGGCCCCAAGGCGGGACACAAGCAAATTGCTCAAGCGGAGTCTCTGCGCCTGCAAGTCATCGACGAACATTCATTCAACCTGCTCATATAGTCACTGCCTCAGCACTGAGAGATAGCGGGCCAGCCGCCACAAAACACTCACGGCGGGCTTTTAAATTGGGGAGCGATCTTGCAGGAGGTTTCAGTGCCCCGCCACAGGGCAAACAACAAAGAGAACTTCAGCAATGCAACACAGAAGTACAGCAGTCCAGGGGGATGCTGGTCAGGTAGTCGCGGGTAACGCCACGCACGATGGCGCCACGGCCAACAACCAGCTCAGCAACGTCATCACGATCAACCACGGCCAGCCGGAGTTGCCGGTGGCGCCGCTCAAGATCACCGATCTGCAGCGCAGGCAGATCTCTAGCAAGGTGGACGAGGTCATGGCCGCGACGGGCGAAACAAAGCTCGACGTTTACCGCGAAGTGCTGACGGAGTTCGGCATCGAAGAGATCCGGCAGCTTCCGCGCGACCAGTACAAGCCCGTCATGGCCATGCTGGACCGGTGGGTAGCGGAAGCTCGGGGCGAGTCCGTCAACGATGGTGCCCAGAAACCTGCGGAGCAAGTTATGTCCCCCAACACTCCATGCGTCGCCTGCTCGGCCGTCTCGCAGCAGCTCGCGCGCACGCGCCGTGCGCTCTCGATCGTTGGCGCTATTGCGCTGGCCGCTGTCGGCATGGCCGGCTATGCAGCGTTGACCCCCGCGCCGGCCGTCGATGCCGCGTCGGCGGCAAGCGGCGCGGGTGGCGTTTGCCATCACGATGGAAAAGCGTATTCGCTCGGCAGTGTTACACGCATGAGCGACAACGTGGTCTACCGGTGCGCGGCCGCTGACGGTGGCACCAACGCGGTGTGGGAGTCGACCCGCGAGGCCGGCAAGCGGCGGTCATAGCCAATGAGAAAGGCCAGCGCATAGCTGGCCTCTGTCGATACTTCCGACTCTGCTCGCGGGCATGCTCAGTGCAGGTATCGAGCAATGCAAAACATAGCGCTCACCAGCACGATGAAGACAGCGATCATGGACGCCATCAATACTTTGGCCTGCTTGCGGAAGGCGTCACGGACGAAGTTGTCTTCCATTTCTCAGTGGCTCTCCATTGCTTGGGTCATTGAAGGTGAACCTGCTACCGGCCACAGCATTTGCAGGTTGGCACGACTTGATATCGGCCGGTTGCCAGTTCGATGGCCAGCGCTTCGGCCACCATGCCGGCCGGCATATGCTCAAGCATCTTCGCCCACTGCTTTTCCGCCTCCGTATACGAGGTTTGCCCGCGAATCTGCCGTTCTACGGCGATTTTGACTGTTCGCGCTACCTCTTCTTTTGAAACCTGTTCGATTTTGCTCATATGGCACTCCAAAACATTCAACGGTTCAATCAGTTCGCGGGTGCTGTTCTGGCTGTTTTGTACGAAAACTTCCCTGTCGGCGTCGTGCTGGTACCACGCAACTTCATCGAGGGCGGCGTAGATGCCGAGACCGTGCCAGACGAACATGTTGGCGAAAGGCTCTCTGATGACGCCGAGTTCTTTATGGCGACAACACGGTGGCTTATTGATGCTGGATACATCCAGTGCAGAGACGTTGGCGAGCGCCACATCTTGAATGCCACGCTGACACCCAAAGCCCTGGAAGCACTCAATGCCGTGCCGGACAGCCTGAACGGCAAGCCTTCCATCGGGGAGCGCATGGTCAGTGCAGCAAAGGCAGGCACCACGCAGGTGTTGCGCGCCACTGCCCAGGAGGCGATCTCGGCAGGCATCAAGGCACTCATGATGTAGTTGCGACCGTACCTACTTCTTCGAGCTTCTCCGGCTGGATCTCCAGCTCGAGCGTGGTGGTGAAACCGCCATCGCCACTCACCCGGTGAACGACCTTCCCGACAGACCAACCCGTGTTGTCGATCTGCGGTTTCCACCCGCTTACCTTGGCATGCAGTGAAGGGAACAGCTCGGCCCGCCCGCGCGCCAGCGTGATGGTGAAGGTGGCCATGCCGCGCTGGATCTTGCGCCACTCGCTGCGGGCCGCGCGCTCCGCGTTGGACTTGGACGCGTACGTGTGCCGCAGCACCTTCACGTTTTCCGGGTTGGGGGTGGCCTGCACGGTTTCCGGCTTCTTCTTCCCCGTGCCGGTGTCCGGCTTCTCTTTGACCGCGGTGGCGTTGGAAGCGTCGATGACCACTTCGCCGCGCACGCCCGCGCGCGTGTCCTGGTAGTAGGCCTTCACGCCGTTGTAGTTCTCGCGGTCGGCGATGCTGAACGTGTGCGTGTCGCCTACCGCCCGGGTGATGGTAACGGGCGGCAGCGCGAGGCCGGATCCGCTCGTGGGCTCGCCGGCGGGGATGAAGAGCAGCGTGCCGTTCTTCACGGTGGCGATCGCGTCGAACTCCTTTGCCAGGCGCGACAGGAAGTTGGCATCCGACTCGCCAGTCTGGTCGACGTGGGCAATGACCAGGTCGGCCAGCTTCTTGCCGACCATCCAGGTCAACTTGTTGCGCATGGCGATCGCCTGCACCACCTCGCTGACCGTCTTGCCGACGTAGGAGTTTTCGCGGCGGGTGGTGAGCCCGCCGTCCATCTCCGCGCTGCGCGCGCGGATGATGAGGCGATCGGGCGGCCCCGTGTGCTCGAGCTCGTCCACCTTGTACGTCCCTTTGTTTACCACGCCGGTATCTGCCCAGCCGAGGGACAGCGACAACCGCACGCCTTTCTCGGGGAGATCCAGCTTGCCGTCGGTGTCGTCGAGCTCGATGTCGAGCTGATCTGCCTCGAAACCGCAGTTGTCGGTCAGCGTGAGCTCGATGAGCCGGTCCTGGAAGCGCCCGGTAATGTCCTTGCCGTTGAGGGTCAGCCGGTACACCGGGCGCGGCGAAAGGGCGGTGGTGCTCAGATCCGTCATCGCAGTAGCCCCGTCAGAACGCTGGCCGCCTTGGACAGCAGACCGTCATCGGCCCGCGTGAGCTTGATGGTGAAGTCGCACACGCGCGCGGCGCCGTCCTGGAAGAAGTAGGTACGGGTCGTGTCGACACTGTCGATGTAGAACTGGCCGTAGTAGTGGCCGGTGCCCTCGATGAGGGTGTAGGCGTCGCCGGTGTCGCCCATCAGCTCAAGCGCGGCGAGCGTCCATTCGCCGCCGGTCAATTCGGGCAGCAGCTTGCCCGCCAGGGTGACGGTTTCGTCGTCCGGGCCGGTGTACTGGTGCGACGGCCGGCGGCCGACCCGGTTGTGGCCCGGGTGGCGCCAGGCCACTTGCCGCTTGAATTCCTGGTAGGGGGCCGTGTCCAGGCTGAACACGAAGAGCCCCAACGCCATCATCATGGTCAGTCCCTATCGGAAAGGCGCGAGCGCGCACGCGCCGCGTTCTGGTTCTCGATCTTGCGCAGCTCGTCGCGCACCGCTTGTGCGATGGCTTGCGCGTCCATGCCGGCCTGCGGGTAGATGTTGATCGTGATGGGCCCAAAGGCTGCAGGCGCTGCGGTCGCGCCGACGGCGCTCGTAGAGAGTGGCGACCGGGTGTCGAACGTCACGGGCGCGGCGATCGCCGGCGCTGTGCCGATGGCAACGCCGGCGCCGATGCCGGCGAGCTTGTACGCCATGCGCTGCACGGTGCCCAGCGGGCCGCCTTCGCCGTCGGCCAGGCCCTCCTGCAAGCCAGCCATGGTGAAGGCGCCCAACGCGGCGAACACGCGGCTGGGACTGTGGATGCCCAGCTTCTCCTTGAAGAGCCCGATGGTGCGATCGGCGACGCCGCCCACGGCGTCCACCACCCAGCCGATCGCGCCCTTGATGCCGTTGGCAAGGCCCTGAATGATGTTGGCGCCGAACTCGGTGAACTTGGTCGGCACCTCGATCCCGAACCACTGCATCACGGTGGCAAAGGCGGCGTGGAAGAGCCCCAGCGGCGACCAGTTGAGCACCAGCGCGCTCACGCCGCCAATGCCGCCGTTGAACGCCTCTTTCACCTGGCCCCACAGGCCCCGGAAGAAGCCGCTGATCGGCTCCCAGTACTGGTAGATGAGGTAGGCGGCCACGCCGATGGCCGTTACCAGGAGGCCGATGGGATTCATCAGCAGCACGCGCCCGAGCAGGCCGACAGCGCGCATCACCCACGTGAAGGCGCCCGCCAAGCCTCGGAGCACACCGGACAGCACGCCGCCGGCGATGCCCATCTTGCCCATGACCAGGTACAGCATGGCGTACGGCCCAAGCACGGACGCAACGGCCAGCATGATCGGGCCGAGCACGAGCAGCGAAGCGGCGAGGGCGCCGACGCCGACTGCCATCGCCTTGGCGAGGCCCGGGTTCTCCTGCATGAACTTCGTCACGCCGCTGGCAGCGCGTGCGACCCATTCCAGAGCACTCGCGTAGAGGGGCAGTACCTTCTCGCCGATTTCCTTCTGCAGGTCGTGCACGCGGGCGAGCGCTTCCAGCTCTTTGCCCTGCGGCAGAGCCTTGGCCCGGGCGTCGAGCTGGTCGATGCTGTCCGCGCCCTTGTTGAGGCGCATATTTTTGTGAATCTGGTCCCGCTGCAGGTACATCTGCGCCATGAGGTTGGACGCCGTGCGGTTCGAGAAAATGCTCCCAATCGCGTCGAGCACCTGGTCTTTGCCCGTGATGCCTTTCTCCGCGAGCGTGGGCAGCAGCACCGTTTCCAGCCACTCGAACTGGCTCTTACGGAACACGTCCGCACCCTTGAGCGCGCCTGGGTCCATGAACGAGACCTGACCGGCCTTGTCTTCCTTGACCTTGCTGCGATCGGCGATCAGGCCCAGCCGGTCCAGGTTGCCGAGCGTGCGCTTGGTGGTCTTGCCCTGGTACAGGTTCTGGTACGCGCTCATCAGGGCGGTCCCCACCGTGTTGCCGCCCATTTCCTGCACGACGGGCTCCAGCGCATAGAAGAACGCCTCGCTGTCCATGCCCTTGGCCGCCAGGCCGCCGCGCTTGATGACCTGCAGCCATTGGTCAGACTGCACGCGGCCGCCAGTGGCGGTGATGACGCGCTGGATCATGTCGGCCTGCTTACGGAACTCTTCCGGGCTGGAAAGGCCGCCGCGCAGCTCCACGACCTTGAGCAGATCCAGGAACATGCGCTCGTTCTCCGCCCCCTGCGCCTGGCCGAAGACCGCCGCGTTGGCGAACTTCATCTTGGCGAGGGTGGGCAGCACCATCTCTGCGTGGTGCGCATCGGCAAACACGCTCAGGGCGTCGCGCATGAGCTCGGCCTTGTCGACCTGGCTGACGCCGTACGCCTTCATCTGCTTGGCGAACTCGATCGATTCCTTCGTGGCGGCATCGCCCAGGCCCAGCGCGGCGATGCGCGTCTTCTCGAGCTCGTAGTGCTTCGATTCTCCGATGCCCTTCCAGATCGGGGCGCCGGTTGCCATGCCAGCCACCGACGCACCCGCGCCGGCGGCGGCCAAGTTGCCGGCGCGAGTGCGGATCTTGTCCGCCGTCCGTTGCACGGCTGCCTGCGCACGGGCGCGCCCGTTGAGCGCCTTGAGGCGAGCGTCCTGCTCGGCCAAGGCATGTGTGGCGGCCGCCGTGGCGCTCCGTAGCTGCTCCTGGAACTGCGCCATGGTCTGGGTGCCACGGCCGGCATCCTGCAGGCGCTGGCGCACCTCCACGAGCTCGGCGCGCTGTGCCTGGAATTTCCGGGTCAGCCGTTCAGCTTCCGCCGTGGCCTTGCCGAGATTCTGCGTGAGCCGGGCGCTGGGCGAGTCGGCCGCCTGCACCGCCCGGGTGAGGCGCCCCACACGCTCGCGCGCCTCCCGCAGCGCCGAGGCGGTCTCGCGGATGTTGCCGCGGAGCTTGCCGAACTGCTCGGTCAGGCCTTGCGCACGCTCCAGCGCCTTCATGTGGTCGCGCGTGGCCTTCATCGAGCGGGCCAGCTCGTTGTTGGCCTTGAGCAGGTCGCGTACCGGCCGGGTGGCCTTGTCCACGGCCTGCAGGACGACCTCGAGGCGCAGGCGGCGGGCATCGCTCATTGCTGGGCCTCGCTACGCTCGCGGGCGCGCTCGCGCCACTCCATCAGCTCCATGATGCCCATGGCGTACAGCTCCTCCAGGCGGAAACCGAAAATCACTGCAACGTCGGCTGCGGCGTCTTCGACTCGGTCGGGTAGCCGTCCTCCTTGGCTTCCTTCGGCAGCAAAAAACTCGTGACCTCGCTTGCCAGCTTGACCAGGTCGGCCGGGTCGAGCTTGCTCACGTCGGCCGTGGTGAGCGTGGGGGCGGTGATGCGCGGCAGCACCGTGTGCAGCGCGGTCACGTCCATGCGCATCAGGTCCATGAGGCTGACGCCACGCAGCTCGCCGGAGCCCGGCTTGCGCACGGTGATGGTGGTGATTTCCTGATCGCCGCGCTTGATGGGCGTGTCCAGGGTGACGGTGTTGGTGAGTTGGTCCATGGTGACGAGAGCCAGGAGGAAGGGGAGAGGGACGGCCCGCTGCAGGCGGGCCGCGTGACATACCGCGCGCGCTTAAAGGCCGATGGCCCGGCGCTGGTCGGCCAGACGGTCGACGCCGAAGACGGTCTCGATGAAGTTCACGTGGTCGAGCTCGATCCACACCTCGCCGTTGACGGTGAGCTTGTAGTACGAGAGCGACGACTTGACCTTGAACGGATCTTTGCTGCCGGCCTTGGCTTTGCCGAAGGTGAGCTCGGTGTGGCGGCCGCGCACGACGATTTCAACGGCGTCCACCTCACCGCTGTCTTCACGCTGGTAGGAGCCGGCAAAGCGCAACATTGCGCCGGCGACGGTGGTGGTGCCGTACTGCTTGAGAATCTCGCGCATCGGGCCGCCGTACGTCGTCTCCATCTCCAGCTTTTCGTTGCCGAGGTCGATCTCGACGGGGCCATTCATGCCGCCTGCGCGGTATTCCTCGAGTTTGCGGGTGAGCTTCGGCAGGTCGATTTCTTCGACCTCGCCGGCGTGCGTAACGCCGTCCGCGAAGACGTTGAAGTGCTTAAGGATGCGTGGAAGTGCCATGGTCGTTCCTTGTCAGATGGGTTGCACCGCAGCTCAGGCCGCCTTCACGGCGTCGGCGAACTGCATCAGGTAGCGGTCGGTGATGCGCTGGCGGAAGGTGAGGTCTTCCAGCGGCGGGACCGGCGTGTAGTCGTAGTCGATGGCGAGCTTGCCGGCCTTCAGCGTGTCCTTGTCGTTGACGGCCGGGTCGTACCAGGCTTCGCCGCCGAGCAGGTAGCCGTTGCGCACGAGGTTGCGCAGCTTGGCATTGATCTGCTCGAGGATGTCGCGCACGAGCGACGGCGTCATGGGCAGGTCGACCGCCCACATGTGCGCCTCGGCCATCGTGTCGGCCAGCACTTGGGCGGTGCGGGTGTAGTTCTCGAACTGGAACAGCGGATCCTGGCTGCAGGTGTGGGAGCCCCAGAAGCGGAAGCCGTCTTGGCGGATCAGCGTGGTGACGTCGTGCGAGTTCAGATAACCGGCGTCCGTGGCAGGGTTTTGCAGATCCCAGTACACATCGCGCGAGAGGCCCGTCACACCGTTGACGGCTACGTTGGAGAGCGTCTTGTGCCAGCCGGTCTCGTTGTCGATCTTGGCGCGCAGGCCCACCGCCCGCGCCGTTGCCCACAGCGTGCGCTCTGCATTGGCGGCGGTGTCCCAGCCCACGAACTCCGGCCAGATGACCATCAGTTCACGCGCCGCGAAGTTCTGGCGGTAGGTGGTGGCTTCTTCCTTGGTGGTGCAGCCTGCGGCGTTTGCGTAGGCGAAGGCGCGCAGCTTCTGCGCGATGGTGACCAGTTCGGTGGCCACCGGCAGGGTGTCCAGGCCTGGAACCGCGAGGATGCGCGGCGTCACGCCAAAGCGGCTGCGTGCCGACAGCAGTGCCTTCATGCCGGTGTAACGGCCTTCGGCGCTCGTCGTGCCGATCAGGTTGCTGTTGGTCTCGCCCTCGGCCTTGCCTTCGGCCACGCGGACCACGACGGTCAGGGGGCTGGACTGGTCGGCTATCGCCTGCAGGGAGCGGGCAAGGGTGCCTTTGTCGCCGGCCTTGCCGATGGCGCCCTGCACGTCGGTCAGCAGGACCGGCGTGTCGAGCGGGAAGGTAGCGACGTCCGCATCGTCGGCCGTACAGACGATGCCGGCCACAGCGGTCTCGATGGTGCGGATGGGGCGAGTGCCTTCGTTGATTTCAACGACGCGTACGCCGTGGTGGTAGTCGGTGGGCATGCATTCCTCCGGGTAGGTCCGACGATGAATCGTCCCGGTAGGATGCGGCGCGCGCGCGAGGAAGTCCCGCGCGCGCTGTTGTGCAGCGAGCCGCTACAACAAGAAGGAAACGCCGGTGCGCCTAAACGTTGGCCGGCAGCAGATCAGCGAGGCCTGCGGGCACTTGCGGCCACTCGAAAGCGTCGGGGAAGCCTGGCAACGTCGTCACGTCTCGCAGTGCCTGGCGGTACTGCCCGGCGAGGCGCATGCGTTCCATGTCGCCCGTGTCCATGGCCTTGTAGACCAGCGTGTCGGCCACCCTCAATCGCTGCTCGCGCTCCATGCGAGCTTTGATGTCCGCCGCATACGTACGCGCCGCAGCCCCGTGCTTCTCGAGCAGCGCCTGGATCTCGCGCGCAGTGGGCGCAGGTTTGGACAGGTGCCATTCGACAATCTCGGCATCTGTCTTTTGCTGGCCGGTCTTCTCGTCAAGCATGTGCATGACCCAGAAGTTTGTGCCGTGCACAGCTTCCGGGTAGGCCTGGGTAATGCAATAGATGAGTTCGTCGTGAGTCAGCATGGCATCGATATCACTGGTTGCGCAGCCACACGGCGCGCAGGTAGACGCGATAGAAGGTGTTGCGCAGGCCCACCAGGACCCATGGCGCCGGCAGATCCGCCGTGCCCCCTGATTCCCCCGTTGGGACGGCACCGAATTCAGCGATGCCGCTGGCCCACTGGACTTGGGCGCCCATCGCGGCTTTGCCGTTGTTCAGGTTGGAGAGGTAGTCCGAGAGCCACTGCCCGGCCCAGGACATGTAGACGTTGCCGTTGGCGGCGAGGATGCCGCCGCCGCTGCCAGCGCGGATGGCGCCTTGGGCCTCCAAATCTCCGTTGCCGTTGAATGTGAACGCGTTCGCCCGAGTGCCAACGTGCATGGAAATCCAAGGCACAGCCGTGTCGCTGCCGCCCGCGTAACAGTCAATCGCTGCGAGATGGCGTACGCCCCATTGTGTCCACCGGATGCCCATGTACGCAGCCACGTTGCTGGGGCTGTCGACCTGAAGCGCGGGTGTGCGGTTGCCGTTCCATTGGTTGAACGCGCCGCCAATGGAGTCACTGCCATTGGATGAAACCACCAGCGCAGAGCGCCCGTAGCCGACACCGAAGTTCAGACCCCGGTTTGCGGTCAACTGGCCGCCGTCCGTTGTGAGCGGGTTGGGCAGGTTGGCCTTATCCCACGCGTCCGCGCCGTTGAAGTTCGGGCGAACCGCAAAGCTGAAGCGGCCCGTGGTGTAGTCGATAGAGAAGGGCTGGTGCCGGTTGCTACCGTCCTGGTTGTACGAGTTGCAAACGAGCGCGCCGCTTTGACCAACCATGAACAGGCGCCAGATGACCGAGTCGCCACCAAACTCGAGGAAGCCCTTTCCGTCGTTGTTGTGCGCGGGTAGGTTGACGCCGGCCTTCGACTTGAAGCCGTTTGCGGCGACGTTGCCCGGAAGCGTTGCATTGCCCATCCCGTCGACCTGGAACACCCGCAGGTATGTCGAAAAATCCCCGTTGGTCGACGTGTTGCGATCGACGATCAAGCCACGCCCGGACGACACCATGCGAAAGCGGCCCAGCGTGATGGGCTCTTGCGTGTCGGTGAACTGCAGCTCGACGGCCGGGCCTTTGAGGTTCACAGAGCCCACCAGGTCGCCACCGCCGCGCGGCAAGGCGGCGTCGGCAGTCGCCTTCGCGGCGTTGGCCGTGTCCTGTGCCGCCTTGACGGAGGCCGGTGTCGCGTAACGTTCGTCGGCCTGACTCAGGGGCACCGCGTGTTCGCCAGACACAGCGGCCGCCACCGCGAAGGTCTGCTTGTTGGATCCAGCGAGCTCGGCTTTCTTGGAGAGTAGGCCGGCCAGCTTCTTGGGCGTCACGGCTTTTGCGTCGTCCTTACCCGCAACGACCTCGGCATCCGTTGCGAGTTGGACGAGGCCGGTGCGGCTCTCGGTGGACGTGCGAGCGTGCAAGGCGGCCGGCGTCACTGCACGTTGCGTGTCCGCTCCCTCGATGGCTTCCTGAGTGGTAGCCAGCTCCACCACGCCCTGGCGCTCGGTAGTGGCCGGCGGGTTCGTGAAGTTGGAGTCGCCAAACGACAGCGCCGTCACGTCGAGCTGCTTGAACACCATGTCGACGGCCAAGAGCAGAATGGCCACCGGCGACTTTTCCATGATGGGCGTGGCCTGACAGTAGGTGCCGAGCAGCACGCCGTTGTCCAGGTACAGGCCGAAGCCGTAGAGAGAGAACTGATCGGCGCTGTCGTCGCGGATGGTCGCGTGGATGGTGTCTGCGGCGATGTTCTCGCCCGATACCGTACTGACGCGCTTTACCTCGTTGGGCAGGACGGTGAGGGTCGGATCGAAGTTGAAAGCCGCTTGTGCGAAGCCTACCTGCACGATCTTGCGGGCCGGCGTACCGGTGTGGTCGCCGTTGACCAGCGCGGCGCGGCCGGCGTCAGTGATGTTGATAAGTGCTCCAGCCATGTCAGGCGTCCGTGAGAGAGAGGCGAACAAAGAGGGCAGGACGGATGGCGGCGGCGATGCCGAGGCCTCCGCGCCGGTTGAATCCCTGCGTGAAGGTGTAGTGGGCGCGCACGGGCTTCGTACGGTCGATCTCGGCCACGATGTCGGCGACAAGGTTCGCCGTGGCCGGCACATCGTCGCGCTCGCTGACCGTCATGACGAGGTCGAACGTGCCCGGCCGGCCGGGCGGATCCATCTGCCACCACTCACGCAGCGAGATGTTCCCGCCGAAGGAGGCCACCACAGCCCGCACAGCGGCGGCCGTGCCCTTCTTGCGGGAGATGGGGATGGCGGCTTTCACCCGGGCCCGCTTGATCTGCTCCGGCCAGTAGTCTTTCCAGGTGTCGATTCCCAGTTGCCAGGCGAGCCACGGAAGCAGCCTCGAGGGGATCTTGTCGGGGTCGATCAGGGTGCGCAGCGGCACCGGGAGGTCGCTGATGACGCCATTGACCTCGGCCAGGCGACGCTCCAGCTCGGTGGCGTTCGGCGGCAGCAGATCAGCCACGGATGCCTCCATGCAGCACGTTGATGGCCGTGCAGAACGGCGCCTGCGTCAGGTCAGCGGCAACGTTGCCGGCTGGCTCGTGCAGCTCCACGCGCTCAACGCCGTCGACGTGCAGCGCCGCATGCAGGCCAGAGACGGCAACCTCGCGCCCGAGGCGGTGGCAGCCTTCTACGTACACAGCCAAGCGCTTACGCGCGAGCTCGAGCACGACACTGGAGTCCGGGCCGGGAAACGTGTAGATGGTCGCGGCCACCTGGTAGGGGAGGATCCTGGCGGACTGCACGGTCACCAGATCCGTGAGCGGGCGGACATCGTCGGAGCGCAGGCCCGCCGCGACCTTGTCGAGAAGATCCTGCGGGGCCGTGCCGTCGCCCTCGCGGGAAAGCACTGTCACCAGCACTTCGCAGGGCTGCGGGCTGGTGGCAGAGGCGTCGAGCACGCGGCCATCGGTGTTGAGGGCGTGTGAACGGTACGCGCCTTCAGGCCCCGCCACGGAGAACGACTGCGGCGCGAGCTGGATCCGCATGCGCAGGTCGGCGTCTTCCTCCATCACTGCCGGTGTGCCCGCCACAGGATCCGCCGGTTTGATTTGCAGGCGCTCGAGCTCGAATAGCGCCGCGATCTGCTCGAGGTCGGCGCCCTTCGCATAGGCGAGCATGACCGCCTGCGCGGCCTCATTGATGCGCTGGCGCAGCACCAGCTCGCGGTACGCGTTTTCCTGCAGGCACAGCACCAACGGCTCGGATTCGAGCTCGAGGACGGCGGCGATCTCCTCGCGCTTCTCCGGCGGGTACAGGGAGATCAGCCGCGCCTTGCGAGCGGCGAAAATGGTCTCGAAGTCCAGCGCCTCGACCACGTCGGGCGGTGGCAACTGGGAGAGGTCGATCAGGCTCGCCATGCTCAGTGGCTCCGGACGGGCACGCTCAACGTGCCCAGCGATTCACGGCGCGGACCGTCAATGCGGTCGCCCTCGATGTCGATGACGGCAGCGCCGTTGACCCCAACGGAGAAGCGAACCGACGAGATGCGGATTCGCGGCTCCCAGCGCACGAGCGCCGAGACGGCGGCCGACATGAGGCGCAGCCGGGTGGCGGGGTTCAGTGGCTGGTCGATCAGCTCGGGAATCAGTGAGCCGTAATCGCGGCGCATCACGCGCGAGCCGATGGGCGTCGTCAGGATGTTGCGTACCGACTGCCAGATGTGCGCAAGATCGCCCAGCGAGCGGCCAGTGGTGTTGCTCATGCCGCTCATCGCGTGCCCTCCGTCCAGGCGCCGCCGGGCTGCACGGCCCCGTGGCCGTGATCGTCGAGCACCACGCCATTGGAAGACAGCTTGCCGTCCTGATGGGTGAGGTCGCCGGTGATGACGTTGCCGTTGTCGCCGCCCTGGCCGGCGATGCCGTTCAGGAAGGCGAGCAGGCCCTTGACCGTGACGTTGCCGTCGAAGGTGGTGTCGGGGCACTTCACCAGCACGCTGGTGGCGGCTTCCAGGAATACCGTTTTGACACCCTCGACCTTCAGCATGCCGGCGGCGTGGTCGTACTTCACCAGCGCGCCATCCGGGTACAGCGTGACGGTTTCGTTCGGCGATTGGCTGGGCGCGTCGTTGGCGGCCGAGGGGATGGCACACAGAACGATGCCGTTCGACGGGTCGCCGCTCGGGCACAGCAGGACGACCTGCTCGCCCTTGGTGGGTGGGTTCCAGGTGCGTGTGCCCCCGGCGCGCTTCTCGCACCAGGGCAGCCAGGTGGTAGTGATGCCGCCGGTGGTGATGCGCACTGCCGGCGGGCGGCCGTGACGCACTTCGGCGACGGTGCCGACGCGGATCAGGTTTTCGATGAGGCGGGCGAGCTCTGCGGTGTCCATGCGCGCAGAGTGCCGTGCGCGCGCGAGGAAATCACTCGAATGACGTTGTGGCTCCCACGCTCACAACAACACAGTCGCCGTTAGTCGTTCGGTTTGTAAATGCCACAGTGGACGGCGCTGCTGCGGTGCTCGGGGGTCGACACCAGTAGCTGACACACCCGCCTTTTGGCTTCGTCCGTTCAGGTGCATCCCTTGCTCCGCGATCAGGACCGACCTCGCGTTCCTATGAAAACCCTCTATCGACTGGACGACCACGTTGTCGAGTGCTCGAGCGAGCCACTTGAAGGAACGTTCTTTCTTGTTTCGTGGAGTCTGCGGCCAGTTGCGGAAAGCTCCCGTCCGAGGGAGCCTCGGAGCGAGTCCTATGTCTGCCATGCGGCTACCGAAGCCGAAGCGTTGGCCACGGTACAGGCGAGAGCCGACCTGATCAGTCGGCGCCTTATTGGTGTGCGCGACGCTGGTGCCGCGATCGGGCCTGCCGACGATAGAACGCCTCCGGCAGGCGACATGTTCTCCTAGGAGGAATTCCGCCTAGCCCTTCCGAGCGATTTTTCAGCCATATCAATTGACGGCATGATTCCCCGCTGCCACACGCCAAGCGCGCGGCACCCCGGGACTGTGACCGTCCCGCCTTCCGAGGCCAAGCTTGTGGAGCTTGGTCTTTTTTTTCTGATGCCTCACCGGAGGAAGTTCAGGACGGTGTCTGTGATGGCCGAGACATCTTCTGGCGCCAAGCCGAGTAAAGCCCGCGCCGGGTACTGAGCCGTGAGCCCCTTCTTGTTGACGCGGTCGCGCAGACCGAAGTGGTGGACGGCCGCGATGCGTTGCGCACTGCCGGCGAACGTGACGACGGCGGCATTCGGATCAGCCTCTGCCTTCAGCCATTTCGCCATGCGCAGCCGCGTGAACATTGCCCGGCGAATGCCGCCGCGCTTGTGTCGGAGCTGGGGCTTGCGTGGCTCGTAGGCCGTGCCGTCCGGATTGCGCTGAGCGGCGATCCGGGCAGACTGCCGGCGGCGCAGCTCCACCGCGACAGCCCGGGCCAACACGCGCCGCTGAGGCGCGTCCAGCTTCGCCAGCAAGCCGGCTAGGTACGCATCCAGCTCGTACAGGCCGCTCACGCCGGCCTCCAGCTTGCCGGGTCGTCGTTCTCGTTGATGGGCTCGGGATGGTGCTCGACCTGATAGCCGTTGCCTTCCACCTTTACCGTCACCCGCTCGGTCAGCTTCAGCTTGATGGAGATATCGACCGTCGTGTGATTCAGGATCTCGGCCTCGAACTTGAACGCGTCTTCCCGCTTGTCCGGGTTGGTGAAGGCGTCCGGCTGGTTGGTGCGGAGCCACGCCAGCACGGGCACTACGATCGTGTCTGAGCTATCCGGGTAGTCGGTCACGACGAGGGTGAGCGTGTACCGATACTCGAACCCGAGCGATCGCGCACCGGTGCCCACGACGTTCCCCTCGTCAACAAAGACATGCAGGGCGTCCGGGTGCGCTGCTAGGTACGGCACGGCCGCCGTCAGGGCCTCCCGCAGGCTGGTGGCTTTCATCATGGCGCGGAGGCCTCGCCGATGATGGTCACGCCCTGGTCCCGCAGCGCCTCCTGCAGGGCGCTCAACTGCTCGCTGTTGGCGTGGCTGTCGGTGTAGTTGGCTGCGACGGTAGCGGCGACGGCAGAGAGCGCAACGCCCGAGGCGGCCGCATCAGCATCTCCGGTATCTGGATCTGGCACTGCGCCGGCGGCTGCGGCGTCGTGCAGGCGCACAAAGCCGCGAGGAACAACGCAGGCAGCATCAGCTTGAACGGTGACATAGCGCGGTACCTCCTTGATGACGGTGTCGCCCTTGGCGCGGATGATGCGCTCGCGGTCGACGTACTTTGTGACGGTGACGGTGGCGCCCCGGGCGTTCTGGAGTTGGGTGCGCAGCTCGCCGGCGGTGGTCTCTGCCTTCTCCGCGCGGTCGACGGCAGCGTGGTAGCGCGCGGTGGCCCACCAGGCGAGCCCCGCTGCCGCAGCCAGCAGGGCGAGGATGGCGACGGCGCGGTTCATGCGACCACCGCCTCTTCGGCCTGGTAGCGGTCGAAAGCGCGCTCCAGCTTCACGTCGTACAGGTGGGCCTTGTAGTTCTTGCCGTTGTAGCCGAGCGCGAAAGCCGCCCACTTGCCACCGGCCAGGGCCTTCTGCAGTGTCGGGTGAGCAGCGATGAAGCGCACGAAGGCGTCGAGCTGGGCCGCCTCGCTGGTGCGCATGGCGGCGACGAACTCGTGGACGTCGTGGTAGTCCAGCCGGCGGGCGTGGTAGCCCATGATCTGGAACAGGCCCCAGCTCGCAGACGACAGGGCGCACACCTCATCGATCTGCGAGGCCTGCGCCAGGCGCATGTACTCGCCCGCCTTGCCGGCATAGCCGCCCGGATCCTTGTTGACCACGTTGGGAAACTGCCGCGCGAGCGCGTCGGCGTCCTTGCCGGCCTTCTTGAGCTGGTCGTACATGACGTGGCGCTCGAAGAGGATCACCGGCCGCCCGTCAGCCAGGAAGCCGTTGCCCTTGCTCTCCACCTCATTGACGGCCCGGATGGCTGCCAGGGGGACGTTGAGCTTTTCGGCGGCCGCCTGCAGGTCGGCATCCGTCAGATGCCGCGTGTTGCGGATGCCGGCTTGCAGGGCCGCCAGCGTCTTCGGGCCGGCAATGCCGTCGACCACCAGGCCAAAGCGGCGCTGGGCCGCACGCACGGCGGCAGCGGTGTCTGAACCGTAGATGCACGAGTCGGGCGCATTGAAGCCGGCGGCGATCAGCAGTCGCTGCAGCTCGTGCACTTCCGCCCCGACCATGCCTTCACGCAGGATGCTCACGAAGACCTCCGAAGGAAACGAACAAACCAGGACTGGTCGGCCCCGCCCATGCGGAAGAGCTCGACCACGTTGCCGCGCACGGCGAACACCGCGACACAGACCACGGCCGTGATGCCGTTCTGCGCGAGCAGTGCCCAGTCGTAGCGGCCGAAGAGCACGCCGATGGTGACGGCGCCGGCGAGAACCACGAGGCCGTACGCCAGGCGCGACGCCCAGGGCCGATGAGCCGCCCCCTCGCGCTTGAAGAGCAGCAGGCGCAGCGCGATCAGCGCGCACAACGCCGCCTGGACGATGAAGAGCGTCTTCATGCTTGACCTCCCTTGTCGCCGTTGCTGGTCAGGCCCTTGAAGATCGCGCCGAGGCGATCGCTGTTGTCCGCCAGGCGGATCAGGGCGAGCAGGAGCTTGACCACTACGGCCGAGGCCACCAGCGCACCTACGGCCTGGCTGACTTCGGTATTGGTGGGCAGCGCCTTGGCGAGCAGCGCGGCGGCCAGCGGCGCGGAGAGCAGGCCCGCCACGATCGACGCAGCCAGGAAGCCGAGCTTCTTGAAGGTGCCGAGCTCGCCACTGTTCAGCACGAACACCGCCGCGCCGGCGAAGGCGCCGAGCACGGCGCCCGGGTCGACGCCCGGCAGCAGGATGGACAGGGCACCAACACCCGTGACGGCGAGGGTGGCGGTGGAGCCGGTGGAGATGGGTTCAGCCATATGGGTTCCTTGGGGTCAGTCCCAGAGCTGGACCATTTGCACGGCCGGCTGCGGGGAAATGTCGGGCATGTCGAGCTCGGTGCCGTGGGGCAGCACGGGGCCGAGGTCGGCAATGCCCGGGTTGGCGGCCAGGACGGCCTCGGTGACGCCGGCGGTGCGGCCGTAGACGCGCTGGCAGATGGCGTCGACGGTGTCGCCCTGGATGGCCCGTACACGCATCAGATGAGCTCCACGGTCGTGCGGCCGACGCCCGTCAGGTCGCTGATGGCCCAGCGCGCATCGCGGCGCAGATCGTCGACGCCCAGGTTTTCCGCTTCGGCCTTGCGGTCGCCCGTTGCGGTGGCGTCGATGGTCCGGTACCGCTCGATGAGCCAGGCGGCCGCCATGCAGTGCACCGCGCGGAAGTAGCGGTGCAGGTGGGCGCTCTTTCCGTCGACCTTGGGCGCCGGCACGTCGGCCAGCGTGGTGCGACCGAACGCGAGCTGGGCGGTCTTCCAGGCCTCGAGCTCCGCGTTGACGGACAGCACCGCTTCCACCAGCGAGGCGCGCAGCCGCTCCGCGGTGACCGTGCCGTCCAGCCGCATGGCGGCGTACGCCTGGTCGACGTCGATATCGGGGAAGAAGCCGTCGTTGACGATCGGGTCGCCGCCTGGCTGGGCGGGCGCGGGGACGGGTGCGGCAGCGATGAATGAAGACATGGGTTCAATGGACGGGGAGGCGGTGGACGGGGCGAGGCTTCGCGGCATGCCGGAAGACTGCCCCGTGCCGCCTGATGCGCGGGGTCACGCTCGGTGTCAGCTCTTGCCGTCGCCCTCCTTGGCGCCGGCAGCCGCTGCGTTCTTGATCTCGCGCTCGATGCGCTCGATGTCCTTTTTCACGCCGCACTTCTCGTGCAGCTCCAATGCGCGCTTGAGCTCGGCCAGTGCCGTCTGGCGCAGGACGGCGGCGCGTACGCTGTCCGCCGTTCCCGCCTGTGCGTAGTTGGCGTAGCCGAGGGCCTTGTGCAGCTTGGCGCGTACCTCGTCGGGCATGTCCTCGTCTGCCACTAGGTCGGCGACGGAGACCAGCGCGACCATGTCCACCGTCTCGCCGGCGTCAATGGCCTTCAAAGCCATGTTGGCGAACTCCTCGGCGATGAGGCACGCCGTGGTGCGCTGGTACTGGTCCGGCATCGCCAGCTTGTGCCGGATCGCGTACGCGGCCATGGGCAGCGCACCGGCCAGGTCGCCGACGTCGATGTGCCACACCATCACGGTCATGAAGACCTCGTCCTGCAGGCCCGCGTCAGACTGCAGGACGCCTTCCACCCAGGCGGTGTACTCGGGCAGCAGCTTGCGTTTGAGCTCGGCCTTGCGCTCGATGGACTGGACGGCCTTGAGCTGACGCTTGTGCTCGGCGAGCTGCGCCAGCATGAGCTCGTGGCCCGTCGCGTGGCGCAGCGGATTGGCGTCCTGCTGGGCCTGCGCCGCCAGGGCGGCGGAGGCCCGCAAGAAGTGGTTGCGGGCCGGGCTCGTCATTGCGCGCCCACCGTGATGTTCTCGGCCATGGCTGCGCAACCCAGATCCTCGATCACGTAGGCGTCGTTGCTCGATTCGAAGTTCTCGATGCGATCGCGCTTGGCGTTGTCGACGATGGTGCGGCGGCGGCTACCGTCCTGGTAGTAGATGGACAGGTTGTCCAGGCGCGTCACCAGGAGGCCGTTGACAGGAAAGTACGGCACACGGACCGCCTGCAGGCCGCCGATGCGCTTCTGGCTGATGATGAGGTCTGCTGCCAGCGTGTCCGTCGGGCGATTGTCCTGGTTGATGATCGGGAAGTACTTGTCGGCCAGCAGTTGGCGCCCGCACACGACCACCAGTTGCGGATCCTCGGCGTACCACGGCTCCACGAGGTTGTTCACCACGTCGAACACGAGGGCGTCGAGCGAGACGTAGTCAGATCCAACGCCGCCGCCCACGACGATTTTGCCGGCGGTCTTGCCTTCCTTCATGACCCGCTGCGGTGCCTGCTCGCGCAGGTTTTGGAGCCACCCCTTGTTGACGTCCTGCAGCATGGGGTTGGCGGCCGGGTCGGATGTCGGCGAGCGCTTCACGCCGTTGAAGCCGATCATGATGCGGTCGAGCGCCTGGCGCTGAATGATTGCGTCGCGGATGCGCGTCTGGAAATCCGGGAACTTCGCCCATGCGTCCAGCCGCTGATACGTGATGTGCGTGTCGAAGTTGGTTTGCTCGCAGCGGTACTTGCGGCCGTCCAGCGTTGCGATATCGCGGGTCTCACGATCCTTCTGCGTGGTGTCGGTCGTGCTTGCCGCAGGGCCGGCAACGCCCAGGCCGACTTTCTCGCCTTCCTGCTCGCCGACGCCGATGATGTTGATCTTCTTGAGGAAGTCGCTCGACTCCTGCACTTTGGTCTCGAGGCGCTGCTGCACGCTCGGATCGACCGAGAATTTCACGTCGACGCGATCGACGCCGTTCAGCTTTGCCACTTCGGCCGCGTAGGCATCGTAGAGGCGACGGGTTTCGTTACGCATTGTTGACTCCGGTTGTTGGTCTGGATGGTGGTGCTGCGTCCGGTGGCCGGGTCAGCAGTCGGTCTTGATTTCGGTGCTGCCATCACCGCCCGTGGCCGGCGGCCGGGCGGTGTAGGCCTCGGTGGTCTCCAGGCCCGTTTGGAGGGCGTTGAAGGCCTTGTCGCGCTCTTCGGCTTGCGCCTTGAGGGCGGCCAGTTGTTCGTTGATGCTCTTGAAGCTGGCGATGACCTGGTCACCCATGGCTTGCACCTGGGCGGCGACCGTCTGGATGGCTTCCTGCGTGTCGGCAAAGCGGGCCTCGGTGTTGTCGTCGGCCTTGCGCTGCTTGGAGAACAGCGCCTTGATGCTCTCGGCAAAGCGCGATGGCACGGGCGGTGTGTCAGCCGGCACGGATTGCGACAGGTCGACGTCGACCTCCACGGCCTCGGTGAACACGTTGGACGGATCCAGCTTGCGGGCCGACAGCGGGTTGACTGGCGCCTGGGCGCTGAACTTGAGCACGTCGCAGCCGAGGCTTGCCGGGTTGTCGGTGACGGCGAGCCCGACCAGGTAGGCCTCGCCCGTGTCTGCAAAGCTCGGCTGCACCTCCATGGACGAGAAGATCTTCTGGCGCTTCTTCGTCATCGCCACCAGCTCGTCGGTCGGGTCGATCTGCGCGAAGAGACCGAGCTTGCCGCCCACCTCTTCGGTCTTCAGTGCAACCACATCGCCGTAGGCCTTGAAGGGGCCGGCGGGGTCATAGCCGCGGATGTGCTCCAGGTTGACGCGTGCGGTGTAGACCTTCGGGTCGTAGTTCTTCGCCATCTGGACCAGCGTCTCGCGGTCGATCACGCGGCCGTCGCTCGTCGCGCCTTCAGTGGCAATGCGGAAAAACTTGGTGGGCATGGTGTCCTCTGTGGTCGATGTCCCGGTGGTTCGGTGGTGGTGCCATCTTCAGCGTCGGGCATCGCGCGGGCAACGCGTTGATGTTGTGAAAACCCGCGCCACAACAGGCGCCGCGTGGCACGCGCGCGCGCGGCCGGTAGCGTTGCGGCATGACTACGCTGCCGCCTATCGCTTCTCTCTCGATCGACCCGGAGATGGATCCGCGCCGCGTTGCGCGCTCCCTGTACTGGCAGGGCTATCGCGTGGCGCGCATCGCGGAAATGCTCGGCGTCAAGCCTGTGACGGTGCACAGTTGGAAGCGCCGGGATGGGTGGGCGCAGACGACGCCGGACGAGCGTGTTGCGCTGACGATCGAAGAGCGCTTGATGCGCCTGGTCGCCAAGGAGAAAAAGGAGGGACGCGACTTCAAAGAGATCGATCTGCTGAACCGCCAGCTCAACAATGTGGCGCGTCGCGAGCGCTACCGTGATGGCGGCAACGAGGTCGACCTCAACCCGAAGGTAGCGAACCGCAACGCCGGCCCGCGCCGCAAGCCTGAGCGGAACGCTGTCAGCCCCGAGCAGCGCAAAGAGCTGCTGGACGCCTTCCACGACTCGCTGTTCGCATATCAGGACGTGTGGTACCGCGCGGGCCAGGCCGAGCGGATCCGGAACATCCTCAAGTCGCGGCAGATCGGGGCCACCTGGTACTTCGCGCGCGAGGCCTTCATCGACGCGCTGACCACCGGGCGGAATCAGATTTTTCTGTCAGCCAGCAAGGCGCAGGCGCACGTCTTCAAGCAGTACATCGTCCAGTTCGCCAAGGATTCGGCCGGTGTCGAGCTCAAGGGCGATCCGATGGTGCTGCCCAACGGGGCGACGCTGTACTTTCTGGGCACGAACGCGCGCACGGCGCAGAGCTACCACGGCAACCTGTATTTCGACGAGTACTTCTGGGTGCCACGCTTCCAGGAGCTGCGCAAGGTCGCCTCCGGCATGGCGATCCACAAGCACTGGCGGCAGACCTACTTCTCGACGCCCTCCAGCCTGGCGCACGAGGCCTATCCGTTCTGGTCGGGCACGCTGTTCAACCGGGGCAAGGCCAAGGACAAGCAGGTCAAGATCGACGTGAGCCATGCGGCACTGCGCGATGGCATGCGCTGCGCCGACGGCCAGTGGCGGCAGATCGTGACGGTGGAAGACGCACTGCGCGGTGGCTGCAACCTGTTCGACCTGGACCAGTTGCAACGCGAGTACAGCGACCTGGAGTACGCCAACCTGCTGATGTGCGAGTTCGTGGACGACTCGGCGTCGGTGTTCCCGCTGTCGCTGCTCATGCGCTGCATGGTCGACAGCTGGGAGGTGTGGGACGACTTCCGGCCGTTCGCGCCGCGCCCGCTCGGGTACCGCCAGGTGTGGATTGGCTATGACCCGAACGGCGGGGGCGGCGACAGCGCGGCACTCGTCGTGGTGGCACCGCCCGTTGTGGCCGGCGGCAAGTTCCGCGTTCTGGAGAAGCACCAGTTCTCGGGCATCGATTACGAGGAACAGGCCTCGGCCATCCTGCGCGTGTGCGAGCGCTACAACGTGACACACATCGGCATCGACAAGACGGGCATCGGCGACGCGGTGTTCAAGATCGTCACGCGCGTGCGCCCGGACGCAAAGGGCTACAACTACAGCCCCGAGGTGAAGACCGGCCTCGTGCTGAAGGCCTATGACGTCATCAGCAAGGGGCGCCTGGAGTTCGACGCCGGCTGGACCGACCTGGCCGCCTCCTTCATGGCGATCAAGAAGACCGTCACCGCGACCGGCGGCCGCGTCACGTACCAGGCCGGCCGCTCCGAAGACATCAGCCACGCCGATCTGGCGTGGGCAACCATGCACGCGCTTTCCAACGAACCGATCGAAGGCGTGACCGCAACCAATACCAGCATCCTGGAGTTCTCATGAGCCGCAACAAGAACCGCCGCGCCGGCGGCAGCACCGGGCACGTCCGCCGCAACACCGCGCTGGCCCCGACGGAGCAGCACACGGACCGCGCCGCGCAGGCCGAGGTGTTTTCGTTTGGCGATCCGGTGGAGGTGCTCGACCGGCGCGAGCTGCTCGACTACATCGAATGCATGCGCATGGGGAAGTGGTTCGAGCCGCCGCTGCCGTGGGAGGGGCTGGCGCGCTCCTTCCGCGCGGCGGCGCATCACAGCTCGGCCATCTATGTGAAGCGCAACATCCTAGTGAGCACGTTCATTCCCCACAAGCTGCTCTCGCGCGCGGCGTTCGAGCGGTTGGTGATCGATTGGCAGGTGTTCGGGAACGCGTACCTGGAGAACCGCATCAGCCGCGCTGGCTCGAGCATGGGGCTGCAGCCGGCCCTGGCCAAGTACATGCGCCGAGGCGTGGATCTGTCGACCTACTACTTTGTGCAGAGCTACCAGCAGCCGCACGAGTTTGCGCCCGGCACGATCTTTCATCTGCAGGAGCCGGACATTAACCAGGAGGTGTACGGCTTGCCGGAATACCTGTCGGCGCTCAATGCCACCTGGCTCAACGAGTCAGCCACGCTGTTCCGCCGGCGGTACTACAAGAACGGGTCGCACGCGGGCTTCATCCTGTACATGACCGACGCGGCTCACAGCCAGGACGACGTCGACCGTCTGCGGGAGGCGATGAAGAGTGCCAAGGGACCGGGGAATTTCCGCAACCTGTTCATGTACGCGCCCAACGGCAAGAAGGACGGGATCCAGCTCTTGCCGGTGTCAGAAGTGGCGGCGAAAGACGAGTTCTGGAACATCAAGAACGTGACGCGCGACGACCAGCTTGCCGCGCACCGCGTGCCGCCGCAGCTCATGGGGATCATTCCCTCGAACACCGGCGGCTTTGGTGACGTGGAGAAGGCCGCCAAGGTGTTCGCGCGCAATGAGGTGAAGCCGCTGCAGGATCGGCTGCTGGCGATCAATGAGTGGGTGGGGGAGGAGGTGGTGCGGTTTGCACCGTACACGCTGGACGGGACTGAGCCCGTCGCTGCGTGATTTCTTCAGAGGCGATACCCTAGTACGCCTTGACCTCGACAATCTTTGCGGTGGCAACGTCCCTGTATGGCGACATGGCTTCGAACCGCCACGACTGCCCGGGCTCCAGCGCCGTTGTGCTTGCCATGGTGATGCCAAGCTGTGAGCCTGCGGCATCGAGAAGCGCAAAGGTAATGAAGATTTGGCGCGTCCTCTGCCCGGTGTTGTTGTGCAGAATCCCTTGAACCGCCGGCAAGCCGGCTGGCGTCATCACCAGCGTCAGGTCCGTAACAGGGAGGTTGGCAGCTTGCCCGTACGCGCTGGAGAGCGAAGTTGCTGCTGCAATGGCCACGATGGCATGTTGAAAACGCATGTCATATTTCCTATGAACAGGGTGGAAAGGAAAAGATAGACGGCTGCAGGCAAGCCGCACCGACACATAGAACCCAGGGGAAGTTATGCCGAAAGAAGCCCTTGTCGTCTTGGCGAACATCGTCGCGATTATCGTGATGGGCATTGCAGTTGTGCGTCTCCGCCAGTACGACCCGCCTCAACACGAGCAAGATGAGAACGGCCCCTGACGCGAGAGCTTGAGCGGTCAGCGAAGCTGCAGTGCTGGCGGAAAAAGCCCCAGCCATTGGAGTAAAAGGCTTTCAAAGGTCGGCGTAACGGGGCAGCAGGTCTTGGTCTACGAGGCGGACCTCAATCTTGTTTGCGATCTTGACGTGCTCGGGGTTATCGGCCGAAAACGGTTCGTCGGTCACGCTCACGATGATGGTGCCAGTCTGCTTATTCTTCTCCCCGAGTACAGGTACGAGCGCACCAGCTTCGGGCACCTGTTGTGCCGTGAGTATCTTCGGCAGATACAGCATCCAACCGACGCCCGGACGGTCGGGGAAGACCTGCTGCATTGAAAAGTACTTGTAGGGGCCGACTTCCAGCGTTCTTGCCGGCCAAATCTCGAGTAACCCACGCACGAAAGGCAGAACCCGTTCTTTGTCTGCAAGCGCAGCAACACGTTTGGATTGCAACGAAAACGTGCTGTTGCCGCCGTGTTCGTGCGTCGACAGTGAAGAATCCAATGCCACTCCGCCATCGCCTTCGGTTCCATTCCAGACGCCAGTCATGCGAAGCCATGGCGTTTCCTCATCCTGCTTTTCGGCGGCCAAGATCGCAATGGCGGCAGGCGTTGGACCGTCTTTGTCAAAGGCAGGATTGAGCAGAGAGTGCTCGGGCGTATCGGCCGGTGGATACCAGTGGTCAATAGGGAAGCCGAGTGGAACGAGGAGCTTGGCAACGCGCCATAGATCACGCAGTTGCTCGCTTTCGGTCGGAAGCTGGGCGTTCCTTAGGCTGAATGTCAGGCTGATTTGCATAGTTATGGCTGCAGCAGAGTTCGGATCGCCAGGCGTTGAGCTGCGAACTGCCGGGTGAAGTACCGATAGGATATCGGCTCCATGAAGTACCAATTCAGCGTGGTCGGCGAGCTTTGTCGGACGACCATGCTTTGAACGCTAGCCTGCCTACGAATCTTGATCACCCCGTCGATTTTGAAGAAGAACTTTGGGTTGCCATCTTCAGGGTCAAAGAACTGATCGTATTTTGCCTTGGCCTCTTGGAGCAGGCATGCAGACGACCGGAAGCCGTCGAAGTCCACGCCCGCAAAATTCCACTCCGTGTATGGCGCGAAGCCAGTGATGCGGGCTTGATAAGCGCGTGACACGTCGGACATGTTCCACCGGCGGGTGACCAGGGTTCCCTTATCTGGCGGACACTCTTTGCACTTCTCTTTCGCCTTGGTCTGCGCCTCGGTCTGCGCGATGGGGGACGTGCGAGCGTTGTCTGCCTCTTCCTTGCGCTTGCGTGCCTGATCAATGGCGGCGCCTCCTGCGACCGTGACGCCCAGGGCGACTAGCAGGCGGCCCAGTGCCGCCTCAATGAGTACGGGCGCAGCTGCGACCATCAGAGACCTCCATCCAGTTTCTTTTGCAGCACTGCCTCAAGGTCATCAAGCCGCTGCTCAGGCGTAGCACCGGGCTTTCGGAGGTAGTCCTCGATCACGGGGTCGACGATCAACGCCGGTGCATCTGCTGCCATGTACATGAGCCAGACGATGTGAGGTGTGGAGGTGAAGCCGATGCGCACAGCGTAGTCGTACGCCTGTTGCATGCGACTGAGAATGACCTCGCGGCCGGGGATCGGAACTAAATCGGGGCGCTTCGCCAAGAACTGGTCTGTCACGCCCGCGACGAAGTGGCCGGCGTCGCAGGCCTGCAGCGCCTGCCATTGGCTTTCATCAAGCGTCAGCATGCGCTCTCCCGATGTGCATGCGCTGGTCGTTGTGCAACAGGTGCCATTCGTAAATGTGGGCGAAGAAGGATTCGCGCTGTTTTGCAGTGAGAACCTTGGCGAGGCTCACAAGCACGCGCGGATCCCAGAACCGCAACAACGCGATACGACCATCGGGGAGGCGTGCGTCAAGGTGGGACTGCAGCAACTGCCTGAGGCCGTGCAGGTCCGCTGCGGAAATCAGCCATGTAACGGAGGGGGCTTCATGCTCGAGCCGGGCGAGGTCCGCAATGAATGCTTCGTCTGCTGTTTCGGCGTCGGCAAGCCACGGTCCAGCATGTGCGAGGGCGCCGTCTGCGGTTCCGTGGAACAACGAGGCTAGGCCCGCCCTCGGTTCAAGGCGCTCCCCGCGATGGCTTTCGTATTGCACACCGTCCACGAGCCCGTACAGGCGCAAGGTCGGCTGGTGCGCCCGCAGTTGTGCAAGGCGGTCCGCCACATCGTGTGCCATCTTCAGCCTCGCATGACGGTCGAGCTGCCGCTCGCGGCCGCTTTCATCAGGCATTCAAGGCAAATACCGGACGTGGTTGGGGCAGCGATCGCGGCGGCCTGGGCTGCGAGGTTTCCCGTGTTCGGGCTTCCCGAAACCATGTCGGTGGCGGTACCGGACGCCTGGCTGCTGAGCAGGCTGGCTCCGCACGCCGTCTTGTCCATGTGGCGGGCATAGGTGTTACCGGCGCCGTCGACGACGATGCCGTTTCCTTTAAGGATCGGAAATGTTCCTTTGCATTTCGGACACACCGTCATGTCGCCCGAGCGCGCCATGGGCTTGCCCAGCATGGTCGAGGTCGGATCGCCGGTGATGACCGTGCCGCCGTGGGTGGTCTTGTCGCCTACGACAATAAATGGCTGCTGTCCTGGCACGTGTGGCCTCCATGTGCTGCGCGTTGCCCGGTGCCCCGGGGGGCAGGCGGCGCCATGCTAGCGAGGATTGCCAACGTCGGTGCTGAAAGAAATTGAATTCTGATTTGAGGGGTCGGCTGTCCCTCGCGCCGCTCAATCTGCGATTCGGCAGACGTAGCACGGGCTGCAGGAAACGGCCATAGAGGCGGCCTGCGCCCGGCGATGCTGGGCCCGTCGGGCTAGGCGATCGGCCGCCTGCGGGCTTCGTATGCCGCCGGAGAGGCACGCCCGGGGGACGGGGTGGGCGGTTGCCGGGGCTTCATCGCCCCGGCGCGCGCGGTTGGGACCCCGCCTCACCTGCGCGCTTCATTGAGTGGTTTTTATGCAGGCACCTGATGGCCTCACAGCGGCTCGCAGCAACGTGCGGCGGCGTCAGTGACGGTGCAAGAAAGCTATGCAAATCTATGCGCCATGCCTATGCAGAAATGACGGAGGGCAAACACAAAGCCCACCTTTCGGTGGGCTCCTGGGCGCATAGCTTCAGGCCATCATGAGACTACTGACGTGCAAGAAGATCACGCAGGCCTCCCTGGACCCGGTCAAAAGCCTCCAGGCCATCGACCGAAAGTCCCGCTCGTTCGGCTTCTTCGCGCATCGCCTTTAACTTTTTTTCGACTTTCTCCGCTTCCACACCCTCAGAAAAGATTCGAAGGAATGTCTGCCAATAGACTGCTGGGATTCCCGATATTGGCTGCTGCAGCAACGCTTCGATAAAGGCCGTCATCAAACCTCCGCGTGCGACTCTCCCGAAATTCTTTCCTTTATCTTTGCTCGCTTCGTCATTGAATTTATCGCCCTTTGAGGGATATGGTCGCGCATCTTTGGCGTAGTCAATTGACGCCTCGTCTCCGGTAACCCCTCGCAACGTGGTCCAGTAGTGATTTCGATGCTCGGCAGCGTACGCCGCTTCGTCAATGAATGGACGCAGAAGCTTGGGTGTGCCGGAAATGACTTCATCCAGTCCCCACGGAAACACTACAAGCAGGTCTTGCGGCGCGCATGCTAGCGCTGAGGCCTTATATCGGAACGAGGGCTCGCCTTCCTTGGACAGAATAAACCAGCCTTTTAGTTCGATCCCCATAATGATCCGATCGGCCTCCGGCACACCGGGTGCCGTAGTCTGAAGGCGCACATCTGGGAACACCTGTGCCTGCCGTACGAATGAGTAAATTTCATACTCGCCATCGGGGTCCCACAGCTCCCGAAGGTCGTTCAGATTTTCTACGACGGAAGACTCAATCGCCGCCCCTAGTGGGGTGTTTAACGTAAAGAGATCTGTGGCGCTGATACCAGCAATCCGTAGTGCGGTGCGAAACCGTGCTGGAAGGGCATGGAGTGCATCGATCACGCGATCGTATAGAGCGCGATGCTTCCAGTCGTTAGCCGGTCCATTGGTCCGAACCGGGACCTTTTTTGTCATGAAGCCACCTTGAGGGCTGTAGGTGCAAGAACTTGCGAAACTCTGGCAGCCGCGACTTCAAAGAACTCACCGTTCATTTCCGCTGCGTGCGCAAGGCGGCCACATTGCAACGCGGCAACGGTTGCCGACATCAGGCCGCCGAAAGGCTCCCATACAACATCACCTGGATCGCTCGCGGCCAGTATCTGCCGCTCCATGAGCGACAAAGGTTTTTGGTTTGCATGCATGTAACCGGGACCGTTGAGCTTTTTCACCCGTTCGGCTCCATGAACAGGAGGCTCACTCCATACGTTGGTTCGTCCGTGTACGTGCGTCCACTTGGCCCGCATTCTTTCCCACATATCTGCGGAAGGCGGGTTAACACCATCCAGCGAGAAATAGGGGCGAGAGGTTTTTCGACCATGCTTCGCACACCATTTGGCCATTGCGACAACTGCGTCGCCAGGAGGGAAGTACCACAGGTGACACTGCGTTAGGTACTTCCGCGTCGCCGCATTTTTTACGCCGCATGCAGCGTTGCTCTGCGCCATAGGGAGACCTGATCGTTGCCACTCGTAGCGCAACCACTCCTTAATGGGGACTTGGTTTCCTTCCAAGGTCGGCAACGTAGCCTTTCGCGTGTATCGGACCGCGACCTCCGTCACTACAGGTAATCCGCGGATCGTCTTCGAATTGACGTTACCGGCGATGTGAGCGATGCCCTTGTCCCAAATCACCGTTTCTTCGTACTGCCAGCCATTCAACTCCAGCGCTGGGTGTGCCTTGGCCCACCCTATTTCAGTATTCCAAAACCAAAGAGTGGTGAAAGGCTGAGAGTGTCGAGCCCATGCGGCTGCATGCGGGGCATACCACTCTGCAAGGCCGTCAGGCGTGACAGGCTCTCCCGGGAACTTCCCGAGTCCGTAGGGGCCATCTGAAATTATGACCGTCGGCGGCAGCCATTGATCATAGACTTGGAGCGCGTCGCCCTTGTAAAGGGAGGCAGGCCCTAGCCTGAGTGTCTGGTCGTCCGTTCGCGCAACAGCTATTCGTCGGCTTCGTGTCATAAACCACCTCGTGTACTGGCGCGGATTGTCTCACAGAGATCGGGCTCTGGTCCTTCGCGCTCGCGGCACTCGATGAGCTGTACCTCGGGCTCGAAATTCGATCGCCGCGCCTGCAATAATTCGTTTCTGTACATGCGCCGCTCCGGCTAAAAGATTCCGGTATCTACTGAACAGCGCTTAGCAACAAAAAGCGAAACGGCCGCACATCGGCGGCCGTTTCGCTGGGCTTCGCTGCCTACAACACTGACTAGCTAGTGAGCGTGCTGTGCCTCTTTCATCCGTCGCACTTCAAACGCGAATCGCGAGCGGATCATGTCATTAATTTGGCGGTTCGAACCCTCAAATCGCAGTGTCGCCTTGATCCGATCAAAGGACACCTTCTCCAGCAAGGCGATGAAGGCCGAGTTCACGAAAGAAGAAGGCACGGCGTCAACACCATCGAACGAGACCGTCACCGACTCCCCTTGCTGGATCGGATCGACAATCAGTCGGAAGATGACCTGTCCGTCAGCATTGCTGTAGCACTGCTTCACGTAGTCAAGAGCGCGGATCACCAT